TACGGTCATACTTCGTTTTGTCTTTTACTATCTTCTGCTTGTACTGGGGTGATGTCCTTAAGTCCCTCGCTACCGGATTTCTCTTCGACCGAAAGGACAGTTTTATCTCCCTCTTTTTTAAATTTTCCATCCAATCCCAACTCCTTCAGTTGTTTTAAAACGTCTTCACGGGACATAGAATCAATACTTCCTGTCCTGATTTCTTTGCGGTCAATGTACAGTCCCGCAGCCTGCCCTCGCAGGCGCTCAGCATTAACAGCAGCACTAAAAGACTTTTCCACCAGTGACTTCTCACGAAGCCTTGCCAACTCCTGTACGTGCTTCTGTAACTTGACTTCATGTGTTTTCTCCAGTTCAGCCCTTCGCTTGAGAACCGCGTCCACCACCTTTGGGTATCTCTTGCCGTTCAGCAACTGGGAAGAGGTAACGTTGGCTGACGCCTCCGAGTATCCTGCCTGTCTTGCGCATTCCGTTGGAGTCAAACGACCCTCGTTCTCGGCGTAGATCTTGACAAACACACGCTGCTTATCAGTGAGCCCGTCACTCCGAATTGGGTGTTTTAGGGCCCCTCCGCTCTGCCTTGTTTTTGCCACAATGGTGGCACCACTGGTGTCACCTCTCAGCCTTTCATCGACCATCGAATTCCCCGCTCTATAGTTGAGTTTTTACTCATTTGTTTTATTATTTGTAACAAAAGTTGCTTGCGTCGTTTAGAGTAGTGCCACCTTGGTGCCACCATATAAACGATTGATTTATAAAGGTTAATCAGGAAAGGTGGCACGGTGGCACCATATCCCGGTCTTTTTAAAAATAAAAAAAACATTTTAGCAAAATATACACTATAGGGACCACATTACAAGATGAAAAGTGACCGATTTGCGCCATTCCGTTTTCCTATCCAGTGTCGCCTTATCAATTGGTGAATCAGGGCATGTATTGGAGCCTTGGACCGCGATCCATTAAGCTGCTTCAGTTCCTCGTAGGACGGCGAGTGCCTGTTCGCCTTTATGAAGTCCCTGATGATGTTATAAAGCTTCTTCTGCTTGGGTGTAAGCCCCTCCCTAGACTGTGTATTTTTCTCCTGTGCTTCCATTGATGTATACCTCCTTCTTGCGGCTTGGGAATTCATCGTATCCTTTCGCGTTTGGGTGTCCGTGATAATCCTTCCTTACCTTAGCATACATTTCGTTTGGACCCAACTCCTGAATTGTTTCGGGCGTGATTGAGTCGTACAGCTCACGCTGCAGCTTTTTTTCCTCCGCGTTCAGTTTCTTTGGTCTGTAGTTGTTGTACCCAAGCTTGGCCCACGTTATCCTGATCCCAGGAGGTGGCCTGTTCAGCGTCACGCCGGCCCTGTTCTGGTGCGACCCCGTCCACGTTCCTGGGGCGTAGTGCTTGTCCATCACGTAGTTGTAGCAGTCCTCGTTGGATCCGAACTGAACAATCTCCTTGCTCAGCAGCTCGGCGTCCTTCCACACGTTAATCTCGTATTTGTCCATAGCTCACTTCCAGATATTCTATTTTCTTCACCCAACCCTTCGGGATTGTTATGTACCGTCCGCCTTCCTTGTCCTCTTCCTTTGTCTCCTGCGGATCGGCGCACCAGGATCCCATGATGGTGACCCTGAGGTCATCATCCCTGATCATCCATCCAATGTCAATGCACGTTGCCAGCTTGGCGTCGCGCATTTTCCCAAGGGGCACCCATCCGGTGTCACCGTCCATGGCGTCCATCCACGTGATGCGCACCATCGGCCAGCAGTCCGGATATTTACTCGATGGTAAACTGCTCTTCCGTTCCGTCTTCTCTTCGCTCGAATTTTGCGTTGTCATCATCGTCCCTGTGCCTGTGTCCTTCCGTTACAACTTCCATGATCTGGTCTCTGGTTTGCAGCCTTACCTCATAATCCTGGAATACCACCACCCAGAAGCGGGCTTCCCCACCCTGGTTCGTCCTGGCTTTTCCCGCCTTGAAGTTTTCCACCGTCTTGCGGAAACCCATGGACAGGAGTTCCTGTAACCTTGACTTGAACAGCACGCGATCCGACATGTCCTCAAACCGAACGTACCAGGAGGGTTTTTCCGTCAGCCCCGTCTTGGGGTTGATGGTGCCGTCCTCCACCTGGTGCATATCTATGATCTTCAGTGTTGCCATCAGTTTACCGTGTCCTTGTTGTTCCAGTTGTGCGCCGCCTCGCGGTATTTCTCCTGGAGTTCCTCTTCGTTAAACCCGGAAAGGACTTTCCCCTTCCTTCGCTCCTGATAACCCTTCGCAAAGTCATCAATGATCTCCATAAGCATGAGCGTCGGAAACTGCACCCCGTGCACCTTGGTTGCGCTCAGCTTTCCAAGCGTCTCCTGGAAATTGTCGCCTTCCTCCTCGCACTTGCGGAGAGTTTCCCTAATCTCTTTTGTTGCCCTTAACAATTCTTGCATTTTTTATCCTTATTCCCTTCTCGTCCGCCGCCTTCTTGATTATGTGCATCATTTCCTGTCCCGGTCCGCGGTGCATGCTCTCCCCCATCCGCACCAACGCGTCATAGTAGGGGATCCTTATCGCCACGGACTTGTATTTCGTGGTGTCAACCATGTGCTTTCATTCTCCGATCTTCCCGTGTCTTGATGAAATGGCAAGGATTTGCGCACAGCAGTTGAAACTCGGCTCTCTTGTCATGAAAATTAGAAAAAACACCGTAGTTGCCTGCCAAGAGGGTAAGTTTACCGTGGCGCATTTTAAACTCCTCGTATATTTCATTGAAAGTTGGATCAATGTGGTCGAGATGGAGTGGATTATCATAATTTCCTTCCGCGCCACAATAATTGCAGACGTAGTTATTGTCCTTCAATTTGAATTTAACATAGGATGAATTAATTTTTTGTCGCAATTTTGCCTTGCAAACGGCGTCCTGATCAGCGAAACACGTAAAAACGTGCTTCCTGTTGATTGGCAAAAATTGATTTGAATTAAAGGGAGCGTATGACAGGGGATAATTACTTCCTGTTTGACTAAAATTTCGTATTCCCCATTTTCTGGGTTTCCTGTGCAAACGATAAAATTTCAAATAATCATCGTCGTCCACCAAGTAATGATCGTATATGTAGTTAAACCAGGATTGTTGTTCGTCATCAAAAACAAAAAGCTCCCCTTTTTTTCCTGTCTTGTTCGGATTTTCCCACTCTATGCCTGCAATTAATTTTTTATATAATCTGTTGCACGAAGTGTAAGTTGAATGCCATTCGCCAAACCAAAATTTCCTTTTCATTACGCGTTGATCCCCTTCACCGGTCCGTCCAGCTTGAAGTGCACGTTGAACGCCATTGATCGTCTTTCACCATCGGACCTAAACGGGTAGACCTGGTGTGCCAGCCAGGACGGAAACAGATAGAAATCCCCAACCACTGGCTTCACGATGTAACTGTGCCTTGCGAAGTGGTTCGGAAGCGATCCGAGGAATTCCAGGCATCCGGCCGTTGGATGGTGGTCCTCCTTCTCATATTCCTCCTTGAACTTCGGTGGTATTTTCAGGAACGCCACCCCGGAGAGGTTGGCGTCATGTATGTGTATGGGATTGAAGTCCCCCGCAACCTGACTGACCACCCACACGCTGAATGATACCTGTGCCTTGTCGTTCAGCCCTTCCGGGAGAACGCGCTTGATGTACTCATGTGACATGGCAACAAGAAACTCGGGAAAACCCTTGATCTCGTTGTGGTTGATCGCGACCTCCTTTTTGACGTTGCCGGCGAGGTTATGGGACCAGTCCCTTTCCTTGCTCAGCTTTTCGTCGTGAAGAATTTCGTCCGCCTGCGCGTTGAGAAGGTTGACATAGCCCTGCGGCATGCTGACCTTCAGGATGCTCGGTCCGAACGGCTGGTAGATGTCATACTGCAGCTCCTTCTCAGTCACCGTTCGTTCCTTCCCAGTCGAAGTCATATTCCGCGTCCTCAAACTCCTCCTCGTCAATGATCTCCTCGATTTTCTCGACGATCGCTTCCTCCTTCGCGTGAAGCGCCTCGAGCTTGGTGAGCTCCTTCCTTATTTTTTCAAGGGGCGTCAGTTTCTTTCTTGTCTTTGCTTTTTTCTTCGTCTTCTTTTTTGCCATTTTTATCTCCCGTGGTTAATCCAACTTCTGTATGCTCTCGATCCACTCCCTGATGAGCGGCTTTCCCAGCTGCAATGGACCCTGTAAATACTGTCCTGATCCGTCACTGCCGACAAACTTCAGTGTTCTTATCATTGCGTCTTCCTCGTTCTTGGCGCGTATCGTATAAGCGAACGTATATTCCCTTTTTGTAACAATGCGGTAGGTGTTCTTCTCCTCGCCCTTTTCAACATGGAACGTATCCATCCCGCCAACGCGTTTTTCAATCTTGCCTTCCTGCGGCCTTTCGAACTTGACCCTGGGCTGCTTGTGTTTCCTTGCGTCCTCAAGTGCCTGCTTGGCCCGTTTCTCACGAATCTTGTTTCGCTCGGACTGTATGTGTTTTTCCTTCTGCTCATTCATCTTTCACGACAGAACGCCTATGATCCACAGTGTTCCGAAACATATGTAAAAAATTGTTACCGGTTCCATGTTACCTCTTCACCGCC